GGCTGCGTGTCATTCGAGCGTGACCGGGCTGCGTGTCATTCGAGCGTGACCGCCGGCGTGGATGCGTGTCATTCGAGCGTGGGCCATAGCAGTCGCACGGCTCTCTCAGCTTGTGCGGGGACCACGCTGTTGCCCAGGGCTCTCAGCCGATCGGTTCTGTATCGCTGGGCAGCGTCCACCAGATCGGAAAGCCCATCAGCCACTCCACGAAGGTCGGGTTGAGTCGGCGCTTCTCCGAGAGCTGGGTGGAGGAACTCGGGGATGCTTCCCCAGTTGTCGCCGGGGCCGGGGGGGAAGGCAGGTAAGGGCTGTGGTCCCACTCCTCTATCGAGGGACACGGGCACTCGTGGGCGTGGATCGCGTGGATATTGCACAGGTAATTCTCGCAGTCCGGGCACGGCGTCCACGCCGGCGTCTGTTCTTGGTGATGCACTGGTTGGGCGCTCTCCGCTCCTCCCGTCAGCGCCCTGGGCGTCGGCCACTGTCGGCCCTCCGAGTTCCCGCTCACCGCTGCATCCGTGAGAGACACGCCTTTGTTCGCCTTTGAGTTTGGGGTGTTCCTCGACCCCGCCGCCTTGTGATCCCCTGCTGTCGGCGTCGGCCACTGCAGACTCGCGATCGTCAGCGGCGTCCCTGCGCCGTTGCTGTTGTAGCCCTTCTTCTTCAGTTCTTCCCGACGAGCCAGCCAGGTCGTGGGGTCTTCCCCGTCCTGAGAGATCCTCGCATTCGGCGTCGGCCATGCTTCTCTGGGAACCTCCTTCGGCCACTGCCCCGCCTGGATCTCCGCTACCTGTTCCAGCCCCGGCGAGCTGCTCTGCCCCCCCCCTGACCGGCGACCGTTGTTCACCGACCTCTCCATCGCCCGCGCGCTCTTGCGATTCGTTCCCGCGCAGGGCGTCGGCCACTCCCTCGCCATCCCCTCGAGGATGGGTTCGTTGCGGCTGTTGTAAGCCACATGAGCCCCCCCCGAGGTCGGGGTTGACCACTCCTTCTCGGAGCCATCGGCCACACTCGGAGGAGTCGAGGTCGCGGTCCCAGGCGCAGATGAACAGCCGCTCCCGGCGATGCGGTGCGCCGACATCAGACGCACGCACAAGGCCCCAGCGCGCATCGAACCCCAGCGAGGCAAGGTCGGAGAGGACAACGTCGAATCCCAGGCGAAGGTGCCCTGCGACGTTTTCAAAGAATGCGAATCGTGGTCGTACCACGCGAAGGGTGTCGCGGATGGCCGGCCAGAGATGACGCTCGTCGTCGGCACCCTTGCGGGAACCGGCGTGGCTGAAAGGCTGACACGGGTAGCCACCGCAGACGAGGTCGATGCTTCCGGCAAGAGGTCGCAGGTCCAGCTCACGCAGGTCTCCGCACCAAACAGGCGCTGGATCCAGGGCCTCGTCCTCCATCCGTCCCAGGAGGACGGACGCACAGAAGGGGTCCCGCTCGACATAGGCCACCACTCGCGCATGGAGTGCGCGGCGGATCCCGAGGTCGAGACCCCCGATGCCTGAGCAGAGCGATAGCACGCGGAGGGGAGTATCCACATCGGTCATGTCCTTTCCGGCGCCGAGCCGGGGACGGCAGCTTCGTGGTAGAGCGCGTAAACGGCGGTGCCGTCATCGAGGTGACGCTCGAGGCGGTCCTCGGTCGTGCCCGTGAAGGTGACGCTGATAGGCGCGACGCCAACCTTGCTGGCGCGCTTGTTGATTCGCTCCACGCGCTTGTGGACCTCATCGAGGAGGTCTTCGCGCACGAAGGCGGAGGAGGCTTCGGTCGTGGTTGTGGTGGTCATCAGCCGTTCTCCCTGGCGTAGGTGCGCTGCGCGGCGAGCCCGCAGTCCTCGCAGAGGTATTCCTCCTCCACCGAGGTGAACTCGTCGCTGCAGCCGTCGCCGCAGTTGTGGCAGTAGTGAGGCTTGGACTGGTCGACCTCGATGCTGTGGATCACGGACTCGGACAGGTCGCCCATCCCGGTGAAGAGGCCGCGACGGCGAATCTCAGCGAAGTACACGGAGATCTCGTCGCGGTAGTAGCCGCCGGTCTTGCCCTTGCAGGCACCGGCAAGCTCGAGAGCGTCAGCGGCAACTGCCGCTTCGTGCGCGTCGCGACAGGCACCGCAGAGTTGCGCGAGGTCCATCTCGCGAGCACGGGCGGCGAGCGCAGCCCAGTCAGGGCTGGCGTCGCGCGGGGAGGCGGGGATGTGATAGGTGGTCATCGGTCTGTACCTTTCGGGGTGTTGGGGGTTGGTCGGATGTTAGAGGAGGGCGTCGTTGTGCGCCTCGACGCCGAAGGCCATGCCTTGCTGCTGCGCGTACTCGTCGCGGTCTGCACGCTCGTCGGCGGCGGCGGCGGCGGTACGGTCGGTTGCAGTCTCTTTGCGCAGGCAGCGCACGCGCAGGGTCTTCAGGGAGGCGAGCCCCTCGTTGGTGCGCGTACCCTGAGCCAGTTCAACCCACAGTTCCCCGCCCGTCTGGAACGGGCATTCAGCGACGTGATCGGCGCTGGGGCGAGAGAAGGCGGTGCAGGCTTCCTTCAGGGTGGAAAAGTCCGCGCCATCCCAGCATTGGTCAAGTTCGAGGCGCGGGTCGGATCCGTGGTAGTTGATGGAGTAGTTGCTGATGTTCTTCATGGCTTGGTTTCCGTTCTTGGTGTGGTGTGGTGGTGCGTGGTTAGGAGCGGCTGCGAAGCCACGCGATGTTGCGGAGAGATTCCCGAGTTTGCCCGGAGAGGTGAACATCTTCAGAGAGGAAGTCGGCAGGCATACGGCGTCCTGTTTTCGAGACGGCGAAGCCTTCGATGACTCGACCGCTTGCTATCAGCGCGTCCATAGCGGGCTCTCCTGCCGCGTAGCCGCCCACGGTGTCCCAGTTGAAATTCGCTCCAGGCTTCTTCGCCAAGATGGCGATGATGAGGTCGGTGGGGTTCTTCATGGCTTGGTCTCCGTTCGGGGTAGGTGGTGAGGAGTCAGGGGTTAGAAGGGCTGGCCGTGGGGGCCGAACTTGAGCAGCTCGAACTCGTCCTTGGTGGGCTGGTCGCACTCGTCGCAGACTCCGAGGGTGACTAGCTCGGCCTTCAGCGCATCGTCGTGGGCGACGATCTGGGACAGCGCATCCTCGTCAACGGGGGCGTATCCGATGAACTCGTCGCGTGACCCGTACATACTTGTGTCGGAGATTGCCTCGTAGGTGGCGCGGGCAGCTTCGCGGAGTGCGAGGAGGGTTTCGATGCGGGAGTCGTGTGTCATCGGTCTGTCCTTGTGGGTAGTGGTTAGCCGTCACCGTGACGGTAGGAGGAGACTAGCACAGGATCGACCGGAGGGGGAGGCACCTTCTGCAAGAAAGTTGCACGGACGCAAGAAAGTGTCACAGGGCAAACCCTTGAAAATGAGGGATTTACGAGCAGGATCACCTACTTGCTACCGATTCTGGCGCTTTACAGCTCTGAGATTTCTCCCCGAGGCAGCGACATGACCCAGGACATCACCGTTACAGGACAGGTCACAGCCGTCATCCTCCGCGCAGACGGCTCGGTGAGGCAGAAGCTCGAGGGCAATAACCTCGTCACTACCATGGGGCTGCGGCACTACGCTGAGAGGTTCGAGGAGTCGTTCAACGGCACAGCCGTCACCAGCACCTTCACGACCTTTGTCGTAGGCACAGGCTCCACCGCCGCCGACATTGGCGATGACATGGCGGACATGACCCAGTTCACCGGCACCACGGGCGAGCAGGTGCTCGCGTCGGGCTACCCCAAGATCGACGACGACGACACGGACAACAGCGGGCGAGGGGCGTTCGTCCTGACCTGGCACGCGAGCTACGGCACGGGTACGACACTCTCGGCAATCAGGGAGGTGGCTATCAGCATCGCAGCGCCGGAGGAGGTCACGCCTGACCCGCTGCTCATGCGGCACGTCTTCGGTGCGCCATTCACGAAGACCACCGACGAGACGCTGAAGATCTTCGTCAATCACACGCTCGCCTGACCTGAGATGACTAAGTGGTCACAGGGCGGCGACGCGGCGGACGCTGGCGCTGTGACGATGTGCGCTGGCGGCGTCCTCGCTACGACCCCGCAGGCGAAGGAGGCGGTCGTGCGCTCGAGCATCCCGGTAGGCGGGTCGACCACGGTGTCTCAGAACGCCCCAGCGACCGGCGTGCGCGGCGTGATGTTCCAGGGCGAGCCTGGCTTCCCCGGGCTGCTGACGTGGCCTGAGAGCGACTGGACCATCCAGCTGAACGTGACCACGGCTAACGCGGACTGGACCTGGACGGGCACCAGGGTCTGCCGCGTCAGCGCCAGCAACGCACCGAAGGTCACGGTCGGCGAGGCGACGCGGCAGCACTTCAACCTCGGCGCTACCGGCGTGCTCACGATGTCGGTCTACGGCGACGAGACGGTCGGGCTGACAAGCGACGAGGTCTACATCGTGCTGTACTTCGACGTGTCGGGGAGCGCGACGCCCTCGAGCTTCGCCTTCCAGCCAGACCAGGGGATCGTCGCGAACCGCCTGCCCATCGTCGAGGTCGTGAACGAGACGGTCACCGTGACAGAGACGGTGAAGGAGAAGAACGACTCGGACATGGACCCGGACTTCGAGGAGACGGTGACCGTGACCGAGACGGTGTTCGCGCTGCGCGTTCCGCTGGTGCGAGCTGTCAACGAGACGCTCACGACGAGCGAGGCCGTGGTCAGCATCGTCGGCAAGTTCGCGGTCGTGAACGAGTCGGTCAGCGTCACCGAGGCGGCACCCGTGACGGTCGTGACGCTGATAGGCACGGGCTCGGCCAAAGGGCTGGCCGTGATGACCGGCGTGACGCGCGGGATGACCGGCGTGGCCGGTGCAGCGAAGGGCGACGTGGGCGTGGCCGGTGTGGCGAAGGGCATGGTAGTCGCGGCGACCGCGACAGGATCAGGAGTGAGCGCATGAAGCCGATCAAGATTCAGGGCAGCGTGTGGGAGGGTGCCGAGTTCCGCATCCTCGCGCAGGTGGTCGACCTCGACAACACGCTGCTGGTGCATTCGACCGACCCCGGCGCGTACACCTACGCGCTAAACATCTACGACCTCGGCAGCCAGACGCCGAGCACGGCGTTCGCGACTCCGAGCGTGGGGGCGCTGCTCGAGACATCATCCCAGACGGGACCGGAGTGGACGCTAGACAGCACGGGCTACACGTTCGACTTCAGGTGGACTAAGACGCTCAACGACGCCAACTCGCTGGTCGGCGGGCACACCTACAGGTTCGAGTTCACGATCACGACAACCCTAGGCACGCCCAACATCGGCATGGTGCCGGTCGTGGCAGACATCAAGACCCTACCGAGGTTCTCCTAATGAAGAGCAGCGACGAGATCGAGCATACGACTGACGGCGGCGAGCAGGACGAGGCGACGGTGCGTCGACACAGAGACGGGACGTTCATCCCAGGCCAGAGCGGCAACCCTCGAGGCAGGAAGAAGGGCTCGGTCAACCTGATGACCCGCGTGAAGCACCTGCTGCTGAAGGAGGTGTCGGACGGCACGATGCGCGCGGACGTGGCGGCTCGGGTGTTCGTGGAGAAGATGATGGAGGGCGACTTGGGCTTCGTGAAGGAGTTCCTGAACCGCGACGAGGGCATGCCCCGTCAGCGGGTGGACGTTCGCGAGGTTCGGGAGTCCATCACCGTGGTGGATCGACGTGGCAAAACCCCGCTGGACACAGAGGACAACTAACAATGGCCCACAAGAGTGGTTATGGCGCTCCGGTTGGGAGCCGTGCAAAGGCGGCGGGTGGCGGCACCCGCGCCTCGAGTTCGAGTGGCCGGAAGACCAGGCGCTCCTCCTCGAACTCGACGCGCTCGCGCTCGAAGGCGAGGCGACGGCGCTCCTCGGCCCGTGGCGCGAGCGCGAGAAAGAGGCGCGGCGGCGGCGGGTACTGAAGGGCAGTCGGACATGACGCATCAGACGGTCGATGAGCCCGAGGTCATCAGCAGAGAGTTGACGCTGCAGGGTGCGGCGGCTGACCTGTTTGCTGCGCGTGACCTCGAGGTGTTGGCGACCTCTGGTGCTGGCACGGGCAAGTCGTTCTCGCTGATGGTGAAGGCGAACTACACGGCACGGGAGCATCCTGGCTGTCGACAGCTGTTCATGCGTCAGACGCGCAAGTCCCTGAGCGAGACGATCCTTCCAGACTGGGAGGAGGAGGTGCTGTGGGATGGTCACCCGGCGATCCACGGCACGGCGAAGCGCGGCAACCGCGACGACTACATCTTCCCGAACGGGTCGCTGATTGGTTTGGGTTCGGCGGACCACATCGACCGCGTGCTGTCATCGAAGTGGGACCGCGTGTACTTCTTCCAGGCGGAGGAGACGACGCTGGAGGTTTGGGAGAAGCTCACGACGCGGCTTCGCGCGTTCCGCACGCCCTACCATCAGATCATCGCGGACGTGAACCCGACGGTCCCGACGCATTGGCTGCTCGGTCGTGTGAAGGGTGGGCACATGGCGCGGATTGACTATCGGCATGAGGACAACCCTGCGTGGTACGACGTGTCGACTGGCGAGTGGACCGAGCAGGGGGCGAGCTACCTTGAGACTCTGCGCAGTTCCCTGACGGGCGTTCGGCGTGATCGTCTGCTGCGTCACTTGTGGGTGAGTGCCGAGGGGATTGTGTGGGAGACATACGACAGCGCGCGGCACCTTGTGTCGGGCGAGTGCGTGTTCGACGAGGGTCGCGGTCGCTGGCTGCTGCACGTTCCTCAGGTGGACGAGGAGCCCATCGAGGTGAAGTGGTTTGGTGCGTCGATGGACTTCGGGTTCCGCGCTCCTGGTTGCATGCAGGTGTGGGCGTTTGACGAGGAGGGTCGCGCGTTCCGCGTGGCGGAGGTTTACCACACGTCGCAGAACATCGACTGGTGGGCGGACTGGGGTGCTCGGTTGTGGGAGCGTTACGGGTTCTTGATTGGCGTGTGCGACTGGGATCCTGGTTCGATGGAGAAGTTGAACGGTCGCGTGGGTGAGGCTGGTGGTCGTGAGGCTCCTGGGCTGTGGCGCGAGTGGTCGAAGAAGCGCGGCAAGACGAAGGAGCGCGCGGGGATAGACGAGGTGCGCGTGGGCTTCGATCAGGACCGCATCTACCTGCTGCGAGATGCGCTGCAACATCCTGCCGACCCTTCGCTTGCTTCTGTGCGCAAGCCTGTGTGTACGGAGGACGAGGTGCCCGGGTACATCTACCCTGTGGAGGTGGACGGCCAGCCGGTGAAGGAGGAGCCGCACCCTGCGTGTGCAGACCACGGGTGCGACGCTATGCGCGGGATGATTGACTGGGCGTGGAACCGCACGCTGGCCGTGGAGCCGCCGAAGGTGGAGTACAAGTCGGGGACGTATGGCGCGACGTTGTTTGACGGGAAGTGGGACGAGATTATTGCTGGGCGTCATCGCCCCAAGAGCTTGCGTCTTGGAACGCGGCGTCGCGGTCGCGTGAGGCGTGTGCGATGACGGTGCAGGCTCGGACGTGGAACGTGATCACCTCGCTGTGTGCTCACCCTGTGAGCCGCAACTTCCTGGCGGCTGGACCTGTGGTTGCGATGGGTGAGGGTTGGAAGCGTTTGCGAGGCATGCAGCCGAACGTGTGGATGAGCTGCGGTCTTGCGCCGCAAGAGTGTCCATCGGGAGTTGTCGAGGTGTGGGCACCTGAGCGTCACGCTGCGATGTGGCCGATGTCGTCGCTGTACTTCGGCGCAGGGGACGAGGATATCCCCGTGACGCTTTTGGAGGACGGACACGTTCGCGACATCGCGGGCATAGCGCGTCCTGCGCCATTCGTGGCGTTGGTGGCGGAGGAGTGCATGAAGCGTGGCGCGACGAAGGTGTTGTTCTACGGTGCGCACCTCGACGGCGGGAAGACGACCGACGGCATTGTTTCCGGCAACGTGTGGTATCAGCTTCGCAAGAAGGGTCTTGAGGCTGGTGTTCAGATAGAGCGGCTCAAGCCGACGATGGTGACCTTATGAGTTTCAACGTAGAGCCTGACAACCTGTGGCGCGAGGTGCAGAGCGCGACGGAGTACAACCAGCGATTCCTCGGTGCTAACTACGAGGATGACAAGCGTCGGTATGCCGGTGCTGGTTATCGCGGCGACTGGGCTCAGGACGAGCCTGACATGGAGAACCATGCGTTCGAGTGGGTGTCGCTGTTTGCGTCGATGGTGTTGTCATCGAACCCTCGCGTGAAGACGAGCACGCCTCGCGGGGGGACGATGCGCGACTTGGTGCGCGCTTCTGGCTACGCGATCAACCGCAACATCGTGGACACGGACATGGTGTCGATGAACGAGTTGTTGTTCTACGACTGGGCGTTCCGCTGGTGCGTGGCGTTGACGGTTCAGGAGCCAGCGGCTGGCGACTACACGGGGTGGTCGGACCCCCCGTTCAGGCCGCGCTCCAAGCGCATCTCGCCTTTGTACTACGTTGCGGACCCGATGGCCGATACGCATGAGGGCGAGCGTTGGCGTGGTCACGGGATGATCGTGGACAAGGAGACGCTGTTGCGCGATGCGCGTGCGCTCGGCAAGTCTGGCGGGTGGAACACGAAGATGATCGACGCGCTGCCTGAGGAGGCGGGCGTGGACGAGTTGCGTCGTTCGACGGAGCGCGGGTACGGTGGCGGCACGCGGGGAGAGGTGACGCTGTACGAGGTTTGGGTGCCAGAGGAGCGGTTGGAGAAGGCGGTCGACGCGAACGGCGAGGAGTTCGAGCCTCTGGAGTCGGACGGGTATCACGGTGTGATCTACACGATCCCTCACGGTGGCGGCACGCAGGGTTTGGCGTCGAGCGACTACATTCGCAAGCCGCGCCCCTTCTACGGTCCTACGGCTGGGCCTTACACGGTGGGCGGCGCGTACCTTGTGCCTGACGAGAACCGCTATCTTTCCCCGATTGCTGCGGTGGTGGCGCAGGCGGCAGAGCTGAACACGCATCGGCGTTCGATGTCGGCGCGCATGGCGGACTACAAGAAGGGGTTCGCGGTCGACTCGACTTCGATAGCAGACCTGGGCTCGTCGCTGGCTGAGTTTGAGGACCACGGCATCTTCCCTGTGAACCGCGCGGACAACATCGCGGCGCAGATCAAGGAGCTGGAGATTGGTGGTCTGACCGACCAGGACTTGCGTCACTTCATGTTCTTGCGGGAGACGTTGGAGCGTGTGAGCGGTCTGCATGATGCGCAGCGCGGTGGTACTGCGCGGGGTGTGACCGCGACTGCGACTGCGATTGCCAATCAGTCGAGCACGCGGCGGTCTGGTCACCTCGCGATGAAGTTCGTGAAGACGCTCGAGGCCGTGCTTCGCAAGGAGGCGTGGTATCTGGTGGAGGACTCGCGGTCGGCTGTGCGTCTTGGTCCTGAGGCTGGCGGGTTGTTCTTGGATCCTGTGACCGGCGAGCCCATCGAGGAGCCGGTCTGGAAGGGTGGCGACCTGAAGTTCGAGGACATGGAGATGTCTGTGGACTTCTACTCTGTGAGCCAGACGAGCGAGGAGCAGGAGCAGGCTCGCGCGTCGGCTGTGGATCAGATCGTTATGACTGCGCTCCCTATGGTGCGGTCGTTCCCTGAGTTTGACTGGGAGACGTACTTCGCGGAGCGCGGAGAGGCGTTGGGGATGCCGCAGTTGCCCAAGCTGTTCAACTACGAGGCAGCGCGCATGATGGGTGCGATGCAGATGGAGATGCAGCAGCCCTTGCCTGATATGCACCCCAAGCAAGGCACGCCGCGCCTTCCTGGCAACGTACAGCCTGACAGCGTTTGGAATCCTGGTGTCGGGTTTAGCGGGGCTGGTGGGATGCGTCCTGGTGCTGGGATGAGCGCGGCGGGCGACGCTCCCGACGTGCCTGCCTCTGTTCAGAAAGGTATCGAGTAGTGCCTCTGTACGACTACGAGTGCGAGCCCTGCGGGGATGTGAACGAGGTGTACCACGGCATGTTCGACGACGCGCCTGTGGCGTGCGTGTCGTGTGGTGTGTCCATGCGCAAGCTGGTGACTGGTGAGCGCGTGACGATGTGGACGCAACCGATCCAGCGCACGGAAGGGTTCGCGTCGAAGTCTCTCCCGCTGAACTACGCGGCGCACAAGAAGGCTGGCGGCACGTTCAACGCTCGCGGCGAGTGTGTGTTCGAGAACAAGCGGCGCATCCGCGAGACGCTGGCGGTAGCGCGCGACGATGATCCTGGTCTGACGTGGGACGGGAGGATCTGATGCTGGTTGCCGACGGGTTCGACGATGCAATTTTGGGTGTGGCGCGTCGCTGCGGTCAGCCCGATCTGGTGGCCTACTCGGTGGAGAAGCGCCTTAGGGTTCTTGTGGAGTCTGGCCTGGACGAGGATCAGGCGCTCGAGCACTTCGAGTTCAATGTGTCCGGTGCTTGGGTTGGCGAGAGCACGCCCGTCTGGGTGTATGGGGTTGAGGATCGCGCGGAGCTTGATGCTCTCGCAGACTGAAATGTCAACCCCCACCATCCCGCAACATTTTTGCACCCCGCGTAATCTCTTGTGCGCGCTGGTGCCTTGCCGTAGGAGCAGTATATGCCGAAGCCCGTTGTAGAAGACCTGTCAGCGACGATGCCCGACGCCCCTGGCGCTGCCGCGCCGGATGCTGGCGTTTTGACGCAGGCGCGTATGGCGTTTGACGAGGCGCTGGCTGCGGCTCCTGAGCCGCGCCCGGTGACGGCAGAGCCCGAGGAGGCCGCTGGAGGCCCCTCAGAGGCCGCTGAGACGACGAACACACCAGAGGCGGCTCCTGAGCCCTCTGGTGCTGAAGAGCCCACAGAGGCCCAGGGGGCGAGCCTTGACGACAAGGCCCGCGCCTACCTGCGGCTGAAGTTAGGGCTAAACGACGCTGCGATTGACGCGATACCTGACGCCCAGGGCTTGTACAGCAAGACCTTGGAGCGTGAGGCGGTCGTGGATCGCACGTTCAGGGAGCGAGCCGAGCTTGCAGCCAAGCTGGAGGAAGTTGAGGCCGCTACAGACCCGGAGCCCGAGAGTGCGGTGCCCGCCGGGAATGTGGACCTCAAGGCCCCAGAAGGACTGCTCGATGAGCTTGGGCTCGAACCCGATGGTGCGGGAGCCAAGGCGCTCGAGGGTTGGTTGAGCAAGGCGCTCGAACCCCTTCGCGAGCAGGCTGCTGAAACGCGGTCTGTGAATGAGGCGAGGGTGGAGCGAGGTCTTGTCGAGCATCGCGAGCGTCTACAGGCGCACGTCCCGCAACTAGGCGCGAGCGAAGCGGCATGGACGAGTGTTCTGGCGGCTGCCAACGATATGGCGGTCAGCGCGCAGAACAGGGGCGAGGTCGTTGACCCCGCCGCTCTTCTGAACCAAGCCGTAGAGGCTATCTACGGTTCCGGTGCGCTCACCCAGGCTGCGGAGGAGGCTCAGGCGACGGCGACGGCCACGGGTAATGCCCGCAAGGCCGCGTCGAGCCCGACGCCTCCGTCTCGCAAGGGTGCCGAGGGCGCGGGCTTCTCGGCGCAGGATATCCAGCGGAAGATATTCAACTTCACGCAAAAGAATCCGCACGACGCAGAGGGTGCCAGGGCTCTAAGCCTTCAGCTTCGCCGCGAGGCTGGTCTGGAGAACTAGGTCACGGCTCCCGCACACAACAACACTCAGCAGAAGGAGGGCTAGCTCATGGCTGGCACCGCACTCACGGCCTTCTCGTCGTTTGCAGAAGCGACCGGGCCTCTCTACTTGTCTGGTCCGCGACATGTGATCGCGGACGCGGCGAAAAACACTTATTCCTTCGGGCAGCTCATGTCGGGCAACCGGGGGAACAAGAAGACGATCCAGGGCGGGGAGTCGATTCGCGAGAGCGTCAAGCTCAACGTGACTCGGCGCACGCGCTGGCACCTTCCCGGCGACACGCACAGCTGGAAGAACCCGCAGAACCTGAAGAAGATTCAGGCTCGATTCCGCTACCTGATCACGCACATGGCGTGGACGAAGCAGGAAGTGCTTCTCAACGACAAGATCAAGTACGGGACTTCGGACGCGCAGTTCCAGCAGTACGTCGACCTTCTGTACGACAAGGAAGGCGAGATGTGGATGGACAAGTGGAACCTCCTCGAGGAATCCATGTGGGCTCTCCCGATCTCTGCCGACATGGAGTCAGACGACGGCGTCCAGATGTACTCGATCCCGGCGTTCGTGAACGGGTTTCCCGACGGCAAGTTCGTCCCCGGCAGCGACAACGGCGCGACGTGGACAACGGTCGAGGGCATCAACAGCACGGACACGGGCATGAGCAACTTTACCCCGACCGTGGACACCTACTCGGCCACGACTACCAACTCCGACAACATCATCTCGACATTCGACTCGATGTGGAAGGAGTTGCGTTTCGAGGCTCCGCCGTCGCACGCCGACTACTTCACGGATCCTCGCTACGGCAAATACTGCATCTTCACCTCGAAGGTCGGCCACACGGCTTACCAGCAGTTGCTGCGTGAGCACACGGCGGAGGGCTTCCACAACGTGACGGGTTCCCAAGACCCGGCGTTCCCCGACCCGGCCTACTACGGGATTCCCGTCAAGTGGGTCAGCGAACTGCAAACCGCAACGCTGTATCCCGACGCCGGGAACGGCGTCGTCTCTGAGGGCGACGCGGCCTGCGAGATGCAAACCACGGGTGCTACCGGCATTGGTCCGCGTTTCTACTGGATCAACAGCGAGTTCCTGCACCCCGTCTTCCACGACGAGATGTACTTCGAGAAGGACTCGGTCAGCCGAGCCCACGAAGACCCCGACACCTATGTGATGCCCGTCTCGACGTGGTGTCAGATGCCTTGCACGTCCCGTAAGCGCCAGGGCTACATCGAGCCCAGCGGCGACCACTACACCGCTCTTTACTAGGAGACTTTCTCTCATGGCTCAGTTTTTCTCACGCTCTACTGAGGGGCCGGGCGGAGGTCTTTTTCCTGCGTCCGAGCGCCACGGCTGCCTCAACCGCACGGGGGGCTCCCTCGCGCAAGGCAGCATGGTGTCTATCGACCTGATAGGCACCCTTGCCGAGGTGGATGACACGGACGACGACACCTTCAAGGCAGACGGCGCGGCCACATCGGCGTGGCGTCAGGTGGGGGCGATTGTCGCCGCCGACATCATCGCCGGATTCGTAGGCACGGTCTTGGATGTTGGCGGCATTGCCAACGACGAGGAGGCCGAAATCGGCTTCTTCGGCCTGTTCGACAAGGTTTCGGTGACGGGCTCTATTGCTGCGGGTGCCGAACTCTCCGTCGTCGCGGCTGGCATCAGCTTGGCGGCTTCTGGCGCAAACGACCGCATCGTCGGCCTCCTCGCGTCACCTGACGTTACGGCTACACCGGGTCTGACCCGCGTGATGCTGAACGGCATCACCGGGTGGGGTTACTCGGTCTAGGGCATAAGCCCTGACGCTACAGGCCACCCGGCCTCTTACTACTGGTCGGGTGGCCTCCTCTTTCACTCCTTCGACAACTCGAATCGCGGCGAGGCCGCTAGCAGCACATGGCTATTCCTCACACAACACTTCCCGCCGCGTACTGGATCGAGGTCGCTGGAGCAGCCCCACTCTTCCCAACCGATGGGCAGGGAGGGGCCAACATCGACGACGCCCTCTTCGACGCGCATTTCGCCTCGACATCCAACTGGGGCACCATCGTCGAGGGGTTCTCGGTCGACGGGGGCGGCACGGAAGATGTCGAGCTGTACAACGCGACGGACCCCACCACGCTGGTCCTGGTCGACACGTTTCAGATACCGGGCACCACGTTCAACGGCTTCTACGAGGCGTTCGGGTCCGAGGGAATCTTCCTGCCGTTCCCTGTTGCCTACGGCATCACCGGATCGGGGTCCGAACAGGTCAAGGTCTACTTCAGGATCGTCCAGCACTAGCATGATCCCCCGCAGCCGAACGCCCGCTGCCATGTGGATGACCGTGGACTCGACCACCGCCAAGTATCCCACAGACGGGCAGGGCGGGGCATCGCGCACGCTGTCCGCTAGCCTGTTCGCGAGCGCCGTTCGCGGGGTGTGCATCGAGGGATACCGCCTCGAAACCGATGGTGCCACCGACGAGCTAGAGATTGTGGACAGGTCGGGCACCCTGATTGAGCAGTTTCGCAAACCTGCGGTCACGGAGTTGCTGGGCATAGAACCGGGCGGGGGTCTGGGGAGGCGCGACGCGGGCTTCTTCATCCCAGACGGCTTCGGCGCTCGGCTCTATGACGACGAGACTTCAGCCGACGCGGTCTACACGGTCTTCTTTCGAATCGTCGACTAAGCGCATGAAAGGCACACAGCGATGGCTCTCCCGGTAACGACAGCCCTGGACGAGATCAACCACGCCGTGCCTGGGGGCATGTCGGAGGAGATTGACTCGATTGCGCTGATCAACCGCGCTGGCGAGTTCTTCGTGGGGATCCACCGCTGGGCGTTCCTGATCGGGCGCGAGGCGTTCCTCGATCTTCGCGGGGCGATCACGCTCACGGGCGCGTCTTGGGTGTCGTCCACAAAAACGCTCACGAAGGCAGGCGCGTTTGCGGACTACACGTTTCTCAGCGGCGACAGAATCGAGATCACGTCTGGAACGGGTGCCACGACCGGGCGCTACACCATCGCGTCAAGGTCCAACGACAACGCCATCGTCCTGAGCACCACCTTCGGCGCGGACGCTACGGACATCGCTGGCACGATGCGGCTGGACTTCATGGCGCTTCCCAGCGACTTCGGTGAGGCGTTGTCGGTTCGCTACGACGACACGATCTTCAACGGCTT